GGAAAGGGCCGCGACTGCGTGATGAGAAAACGCTGGGAGAGGGACCCGGACTGGTATCAACCCCCTAAAAAGGGCGGCGACAATGTGATCCCGTTCAGGAAGCCCCATGGAGTTCCTGAACCGGTACTCCTTCTGGACCCGGAGTTCGACCAGATGGACGCGGGCTGGCCCCCGAGGGAGATGCTGCGCCCGAAATGGCTGGCGGACGACGAGGAGATCGTTCTCCTCCCCTGTGACACCGAGGACTAGTGGCTAAACAAGTCGTAATCCCCTACGCACCGCGCTCGGTATTCGTACCCTTTCATTTACGCAAGCAACGCTGGTCTGCTCTCGTAGCACATCGCCGATGCGGCAAGACCGTTGCCTGCGTGAATGACCTGATCGGTAAAGCGCTGGCCCTGAAGGCCCACCAGAACGGCAGGTTCGCCTATGTCGCGCCCTTCCTCTCACAGGCCAAGGAAGTCGCGTGGGAGTACCTTAAAAGATACGCTCTCCCGGCTACTCGAAACGCAAACGAGTCAGAGCTATGGGTTGAGCTTATCAATGGCTCTCGCATTCGGATACACGGTGCTGACAACGCTGATCGCCTTCGCGGTGCTTATCTTGACGGGGTTATTCTGGACGAATACGCCGACATGAGGTCGTCGGTGTGGGGCTCGATTATCCGCCCCATGCTCGCTGACCGGCAGGGCTGGGCCACCTTCATCGGGACCCCAAAAGGTCGCAACAGCTTCTTTGAAATCTACCAGCAGGGCATGAAGTCGGACGAGTGGTTCACTTCGATGCTCAGGGCGTCCGAGACGTTCATCCTCCCTCAGACTGAGTTGGATGACGCCCGGGCGACCATGACCCCGGAGCAATATGAGCAAGAATTTGAGTGCAGCTTCGAAGCCGCAATCGTCGGAGCTTATTACGGCTCAGACTTGGCAGCGGGTGAACGAGAGGGGCGAATCGGAGAACACGACTACGATCCTGCTTTACCCGTGCATTGTGCATGGGACTTGGGGATTGGCGACTCAACTGCCATCTGGCTCGCCCAGTTCCCCCCGGGCGGAATCAGGTGCATCGACGTCATCGAGGACCACGGGAAGGCCCTCCACCACTACGTAAACGTGCTGAACTCCAAGCCGTACAAATACGGTATCGATTTCCTGCCGCATGACGCGCAGGCCCGTGAATTGCAAACCGGGAAGACGCGGGTCGAAGCACTCGCATCCTTGGGGCGGAAAGACCTCCGTGTCGTCCCTGACCAGACGGTAGAGGACGGGATTAACGCGGCCCGCCTCACGCTTCCCGTTACCTACTTCCACTCCCGCTGTGGGGCTGGGATCGAGGCCCTGAGACAGTACCGCCGGTTCTTTGACGAGAAAACCAAGGCATTCAGGAACAAGCCGCACCACGACTGGACGAGCCACTTCGCGGACGCATTCCGGTATCTCGCGCTGGGCTGGAGGGAGCTGGCCCCCGCGAAAGCCAGACCAAACGTTCAGACTGATCTGATCTTCACGGCCGACGAGAGCGGCAAGATTCACTCAAACATGACGGTTTACGAGCGGGTCATGCAGATGGCGCGCAAGAAGCAATTGGAGGAGATGATCTAATGGCGACCTTTACGAAGTATCAGGACACGGTTCAGCGATTCTGGGAAGGCGTGCATCAGCTTCACGCGGCCGGGCACACGGTCAAGGCGGCGATCCACTCGGACGCGCCGACGGTCGCCACGGACGACGAGCTTGCGGACCTCACGCAGGTCACCGGGACCGGGTACACGGCAGGCGGGGAAGACACCCAGAACGACATGACCGAGGCGTCTGGCACGGCGACGTGGACCGGCGTTGACGTCGTATGGACCGCAGGGGCCGCTGACTGGGGGGCCGCAAGATACGTCTCCGTTCACAACGACACCTCCACGACCGACAAGCTCTTGGGAAGCTGGGATTACGGCGCGAACTTCACGCTCGGTAACGGCGAGACGTTCACGCTCGATTTCGGCGCGTCGGTGGCTACGCTTGCCTAAGCCGCACTCCCTCCAGACGAGACTTACCGCCCCAATCGGGATGGTTGTTACTCTCCCTGACGGGAGTCAGAGGCTTAAAACCCAAGCGGAGCTATTCGCGGGGCTTGGCCCGTTTGCGGAGCGGTACGGCAACCTCCCTAAGGGGACCATCCTCCCGGAGACGCAGAGGGCCGCTTGCCCGCGCGTCAAGGTGGGCGATCTCCCGGACGGGTTCCTGAAGAAGAACCACATCGAGGCGCTGGAGCACAATCAGAAGATTCGCTCCTGTTGCCGCCACCCTGAAAATCACGAAGTCGAGGCCCGCAAGTCCCACCCGGACGAGAAGGTCCCCGACATCTACGTCTTTCACTGCACATGCGGGCGCAAGCACAGGTTCTTCTGTGCAGGGCTCGGAGACGAGCGCCCAATGTGGGATGCATCATGAACGACTTCACGGCGGAGAGTTAAGTGGCAAGAGACTTTATCAAGGTTGACCGCACCCGCAACACGGCTCTGATGGCGTCGCTGCTGGTTGAGTACGCCCAGACCCTGCGGCGCGCCTACGAGCTTGGCATCAAGACCAAGGCCGTCATGGATCACAACAACGACGGCTCGGACTGGACCGACATCGAAGCCCTGTTCGGCCTCCCGGTTGGGAAGGGCCAGATCGTCTACGATCTCGTGAACGGCTCTATCGGGTCGATGACCGGGGATTTTCAGGCGGCAGACGCAAAGAACCTGACCGAAGTTCTTGGCTAAATGGCGATCACGCAGGCCGGGTCCACTCTAAAGTTTGACGGCCCATTCTCTAATTCGGGTACGGTCACGTCAACAATGACCGTCCCGTCCGACGCTGAAATTGCACTTGTTGGGTGGAGCGGATACTCGGGTACGGCAAGCTACTTCTCCGGCGGCGGAATGACCCTCACCAAGGGCGGCGTCGATACCGCAATGACCGTGGCAGTAACCGGGGCCAGCGGGGCTGACAACGATACCGGCATATGGATGGGGGCGCTGTTTTATCTACTGGCGCCGGACACCGGCTCCAACAAGACGATCAAGTTCGATTGGGTGGGGGCTGGTAATCCTGGTGACGGCGACGCTTGTTGCTCTGTCACCTTCTGGAAAGGGATTGATACCGGCTCCCCGGTAAGACATGCCCTCGGGAAGCAGGCTGCTTCCGGGGCCGCCACTACCGGCACCCTGACGGCCGTTTCCGGGGACCTCATTGTAGCGTGGGCTTCGGCCTATACCACCTCTGCAGGGGTGGATGGGACCGCAGACACTTGGTCGAACCTGACCACGCTTTCCCAGATAGCCAACGAGGCTCACGCAGACGGGGCGTGGGCAACTGGCTCCCCGTCCGGGAATACGACGGTAGCCATTTCTACAGAGACGGGTTGGGATGATCGCACCATCACCGCAATCGTCCTGAAGGCCGCCGCAGCGGGCGCCAAGGCCCTGCCGGTATTCCGGCGTCCAACAAGGACTATTCAGAGGAAATTTTAATGGGCCGTATGTACACCGTGACCCATCAGGGCACAATCACCAACGCGGGCGGGGATAACGATCTGATCGAAATCCTCCCCGCCGACGACAAGCCGGTGAAGCTGCGCGGGATGGTTCTTTCGCAGATTTCGGAAGTCGGTGACGCGGCCGAAGAGGGCCTGCGCATCAGCATTATCCGAATGACGGCGACCGTCACCTCCGGGTCCGGTGGGTCTACCCCGACCCCCGTCCCGATGGATAGCGCCAACACGGCTGCGGGATTTTCGGTCGAAACTGGCAATACCACGGTTGCGACGACCTCGGGCTCGACACTTCAGTTCGCCGAATACGGATGGAATATCCGCAACACTCCGTTCTCTGAGTTCTGGCCGGAAGAGATGTCCTGCAAGGCCAAGCAGGGCGAGGGCCTTCTGGTTCGGCTGCAAACCACCGCGGCCGACGATTTCACCGGAGCGTTCACTTTCTGGGTTGAGGAAGAATAATGAATGCCGTTCTTCCTACGATCCACTTGGAGGCGTAAGAGACGGCGCTTCCTTCCATCGACAGTACGTAGGCTCTCCGTTGTCGCCGACGCTGGCTCGTATGCGGTCAGCGGGACGGCTGCGAGTCTAGAGCGCGGCTACAAGGTAACTGCCGACGCCGGGTCCTATGCCTTCACCGGCACCGCAGTAACGCTGCGCAAGGGTGTCACGCTAGTAGCGACGGGTGGGTCCTACGCCGTCACCGGGACCGACGCCACTCTTCGCTGGACGCACATACTCACGGCCTCGGCCGGTTCTTACGCCATCACCGGGGCGGCGGCGAGTCTTGAGATTGGCAGACTATTAACCGCCTCTGGCGGGTCCTACGCAGTCAGCGGATCGGATGCAACGCTGCGGGTGGGCATAGGTGTATCGGCGGGCGGAGGGTCGTTCGCGGTCAGTGGCACAGCGGCGAGCCTTGAGCGCGGCTTGTACCTCGCAGAAAGCGCGGGGTCTTTTGCAATCAGCGGCACCGACGTCGCCCTCTCTGTCGGTGGGAATATCACGGTCGCCGCAAATGGCGGTTCATTCGCATTTTCTGGCACCGACACCTTCCTGACGTACAGCGGTGTTCGCGGCAGCGGATTATTTAACAAGTTGGAGATCGGCATATGTCTGGGGTTGGCGGTAGGGTAGGCGTCAAGTTGCGGGCGGTCACGCCCAGCGACTCGACCGTGGTGAATTGTCAGGCACTCTGGGTTGGTGGGGCGGGTAACGTCGCCATCTTGGCCGAGAGCGATGCTGACGATGCCGGTTCGGCCGTCACTATTGTCGGCGTTGCGGCAGGGACCCTTCTTCCTATCGCGGCCGACAGGGTTATGTCCACCAACACCACCGCCACCAGCATTGTCGCCATCTATATATGATTGGCGTCGAGCAGGCTTTTTGGCGGCGGCAGGGTGGAGGGAATAGCCTCAACCGTATTGCCGCATCGGCAGGCGGCTTCTTCATCAGCGGCACAGCCGCGAGCCTTGAGTTCGGGCGGGAGGTCGTTGGTGGGGCGGGCTCGTTTGCCGTCACGGGCGCAGCGGCGACCCTGACCAAGACTACGAAGACAGTCATTGCCGGGGCCGGGAGCTACGTGATCACCGGGACGGCGGCGACGCTGACGGTTGATACGAGCGAGGCGGCTGGCAGGCTCGGCCTCAACCTGATCCCGCTCGGGGATATGTCGGCGAACACTGGATGGACGGAGCAGGGCGGCGCGTCGATTGCGGGTGGGACTGTTACGCTCGGCACTGGCCCGGTTTCCCGCGTATTGCGAAGTGACATTCCGACCCATTCCGCAGGGTATTACAGGATAAGCATTGATTTGCTCGCCACGAGTGGCGGCGGGGCCATCACCGTATCCGCTGGGGGGCAAGCACTAGTCATCGATGCCGCGTCCCCGTCCGGGACGTATAGCGCAGACGTAGAGCTTGACGGGCTGACCAACTCTTGCTCGGTCAATGGCACAGACCAAAACGACGGCGTTGAGTTGGATAACTTCACGCTGAAACAATATTTCCCCAATGCTGGCAACACGGGCATTCAGGATGGTGTCAGTCTAACGCCCCTCAGCGGGGATCAGGAGATCAGCTCCTCCGGGGTGTACGAAGACAAGGACATTACCGGAGGCTCTCTCGTCGTCAACGCGGACAACGTAACGGTGCGCAATTGCCGCGTCACATACGATGGCGGCACCGCCAAGATTTACATCGCCAGCGGCAAGACGGGGGTCGTCATCGAATACTGCGAAGTAGACGGGACTGTGGGCAATCAGGGTGCCAAGGGCATCTGGGTGGACGAGGCGAACGGGGTCGAAATCCGCTTCTGTAATATCTACAACATCGAAGACGGTATCTACGCATTCGGCGACGATACCTATGTCCACGACAACTACATCCACTCCCCAGCCAACATCAACGAAGACCCGCATCACGACGGCATTCAGTTCGCCGGGGAGGGGGTTGTTATCGAGCACAATACGTTTGAGTGCGGTGTCGATCAGAACGCTTGCATTCAGTTCGCGGGCACGCCGGGCTTCCCTATCGATCTTACTGTTAACTACAACATGATGCTTGCCGACACCGGGGTTGCCCCGCTGGCCCTGATGAACATGAATGACAGCCTGACGGAGGTCACGCGGGTTCGCGTCACGAACAACCATATGACGCCGGGCACCAACTCCGTAAACCCGTACTTCTTGTTTAACGTCGCGCCGCCTAACGTCTGGTACAACAACATCAATGCCGACACTCTTGTGGAGGTTACCCCTCCAAGCGTTGTTGTCGCCGGTGATGAGATAGACGAGGGCATTATCCAGATCGGCGTCGCCGCGTCTGCCAATACCGGCACGGTATCAAGCTCCATCACGATCCCCGCCGACACGGAAATGATTCTCGTGTTTATGAGCGGCTACGGACGCGCAGATACGGCGAACTATCACACTGACGGGACGGTCACCTTTACCAAGGGCGGCTCTGACACCGCCATGACATCCGTCGGTGCCGCCGACTCCGACACCGGGCTGTGGCAGGGGTCGCTTTGGTACATGATGGAGCCAGACACTGGCACCAGCAAGTCTCTCAAGTGGGATTGGGTGGGCTCAAGCTCCTCCGACGACCAACAGAAGAACTGGGTCATCGTTTGCCTGAAGGGCGTTGATCTGGGCGACCCGGTTCGCGCGTCTGGCGGGGCTCAGGCTGGCAGCGCCCCGGTTTCAACAGCCTCGCTTGCGGGCGGCACGGACAGCAGAGCCTTCGTCTTCACCGCGATGTACAACGGTTCTGGTGACGGTGCCGGGGCAATCGATAGCTGGACGAACTGTCTGGAGCTTGCCGAAATCACGCATCAGAGCACGTCCGAGGTTGCCATCGCAACCGCCAGCCCGTCTGGCTCTACCGTTTACACGGCGGCCACCTCATCCAACGTTACCAACGTTGCCATTTCCGCGATTGTCGTTAACGCAGCCGGTTATTTATGATGGACGAACCGCGCAAGCCCACCTCAGACCGCGACCTTATCGGGGACTGGGTAGAAGCTATCGAGGCTGCGCGCAAGCAGGAAGAGGATTGGCGAAAGGACGCCGATCAAGCCATCGATACGTTCCGTGGGGAACTTGACAGCAAGAGCCGTCATTTCAACATCTACCATTCCAATATCGAAATTCGGGTTCCGTCGCTGTACAACTCAACGCCCATCCCGGATGTACGAAGGCGTTTCGGCGACGATGACCCGGTGGGGCGAGTGGCCGCAGAGATTGTCGAACGCTCGCTCTCATATTGCGCGGACGCATACGCATTCGATGCCGTGCAGACCCGCGCTGTCTACGAGGCAGAAATTACTGGTCGTGGCTTTACCCGCGTTCGCTACGAGCCGGAAGCCGATGACGACAAGATCACGTCCCAGAAGCTGACCGCTGAGCTTGTTCCGTGGGACAGGTTCATCCGTGGCCCGGGTGTGGTGTGGGAGGACGTCCCGTTCATCGCCTTCGAGCACTATCTACCGCGCGAGGAAGTCCGCAAGCTGAACGACAAGCTTGCTGACAAAATCCCATACAACTACTCGGCTGACGGCTGCTCGGAAGAGGGCGAGCACAAAGACGACACCGACATCCCCAAGCAATTCCAGCGGGCCAAGGTCTACGAAGTCTGGGACAAGCGCACCCGCGAAATACTGTTCTTCTGCCCGGAGTATGCCGAGAAGATCATCAAGCGAGAGGAAGACGTCCTCAAGCTTCGGGACTTCTTCCCGGGGGCTGCGCCCATGTACGCCGTCACCCCGGTTGATAGTCTGGTCCCAGTCTGTCCGTACACGATCTATCGCGACCTCTTAGAGGAACTGAACCAAGTCTCCACCCGTATCGGGAAGCTGGTTAAGCAACTGAGGCCGCGCGCCGGGTACGTCGGGACGATGCCTGACGTGAAGGCGTGGACCGAGGCGGGCGACGGCGAGATCGTCCCGCTCACGGCGACCGACCCCATGCTGTCGGCGGGGGCCACC